CGTCAGTTTGTCTAAGCCCTTCTTGAAGAGCTCAACCACAGCATCTTTAGCTGCAGTGATTCCAGGCGTGAGGTATTCAGCTACAGCGTTGTAAGCATCTGTGACTTTCTCAGCTATGAAATTGAAAGCTTCTCCAAGTGCTTCAAACACTGGAGTAGCTCTATCAAGCACCTCGTCTTTGAGGTCAATGACAAAATCCTTAGCTGTTTCTACAGCTGGACCAAGATTTTCAAATGCTGTGAGAATCCAACCAGTAGCTGTCTCTACATAAGGAGCAACCTTCTCTCCTATTTCAATAGCTAGGACAGAAAGATTGGATTTAATGCGATCAAAAGAAGCTGCCAGACCAGTGTCCATTGTTTCAAAGGCAGTCTGAGTAGCTCCAGCTGAGCCATCCATTTCAAGAAGAGTTGCTGTGTAGTCATCTATTCCACCAGCTGTCAGAGCTAGAACAGCTTGACCAGCTTCAACAGAACCAAACATGTCTAAGACAGAGATTCCTGCATCAGCAGCTCCATCAGAAATGATCTGCAGAGCTGAAGCCATGTTTCCTTCTGTTTCAAGGAACTGTGTTAATCCCATTCCTGCGAGATCACGAAATGCTATATCAGCTTTAGTTCCTTCTTTTCCGAGCTCAGCAAATGCACCCTTGAGCTGTGTTGCAGCTACAGATGTAGGAACACCCTTAGCTGTCAAATTAGCTAGAGCTGTTGTGACATCTTGGAAGTTAATTCCCAAAGAAGCAGCAATTGGAGCTACTTGGAATAGCGATCCTGAGAGCTCTTCAAAGTTTGTCTTACCAAGCCTCACAGCTGTGAACATCAAGTCACTAGCTTGAGTAGCTGAGATTACGTCTTCTCCGTAAGCATTCACCACAGAAGAAATACCATCAACAGCTGTCTCCAGCTCAGTAACTCCTCCCTTAGCTGCCATTTGAGCTACTTCTAAGAACTCAAAGACATTATCTTCAGGAACACCAGCTGAAAGAGCTTGATAGAGAGAAGGAATTACTTCATCAGGTAAAACACCGAACTCTCTAGCAAAATCTTTGACCTGATCTGAAAGAGCGTTGAAGGTATCAGCTCCAGCTTCAGGAAGCAGAGTCATTACCTCATTCATACCCTTTTCAAAATCAGCAAAAGCTGTGATGCCTTTTCCAACTACTGCCGTAGCTGTAGCTGCGAAAGCGACACCAGCTGCTTTGCCTATCCGACCAACTGTGTCACCAAATTTTTCAACTTGTCCAGAAGCACGCTTTAGCGCCTTCCGTAAATGAGAGTCATCTCCCTGCATGTTGATGACAATTGGTCTGGAGTTAGTTGCCATAAAGATTCCTAGCGTCGTTGCTGGCGAGCACGTTTGTCAGCTTCTTTCTGACGACGTGCTTCAGTTTCCATAAAGTCAAGAAGGACAGTCAGCTCCCAAAGACGGAGCGTTCTTGTTTCTTGTAAGGTCCATCCAAAGCGATCACTGACTAGGGCGACGTTTGTTAAGCGTCGCCTTCGGCTAAATCCACTTTCACCGGAGCTGCTGTTGTGACCTTGAGGTCCATAGCCATTTCCCAAGTGAAGTCAGGATTAGTTCTCTTCTTTGAAATGTAAGCCAGAGCTGCAAGCATCCGACCCTTTGGTTTGTCGTCTTGTCCTAAAGCGTCCAATGGAAGCCCAGTCAAATCTTCAATCTCAATCACTTCACCAACGGTCAAGTCTGAAATATCAATGTCCAAGACGTTCTCATCTTGCTGTGTTTGTTCGGTCATTTCTTCGTATACCTTCCTATGACACGGTTAGCGCCATGTTTCTTTTCAAATCGCTTCGCGACCCGATTCATACCTTTGTAAAACTCTTCAACAATTTCTGGAAAAGCTTCAGGGATTGCCTTCTTAATAAAGGGTTCTCCTTTGATAAATTTCCTACTGTTTCCGGCATAGTGACCCCGATGCACAATGCGTGCATAGTTCACCTTTGAGGGAGTGCCAGCTTTAATGCGTGCATACCTTCTTGTAGATGAAGCTTTGATGCTGTCACGAAGAGCTCCAGTATCAACCGGAACTCTTTTCTTGGCATAAGGGACTATTGCCTGAGCTGCCTTTAATGTGACAGCTTTCATTTCTTTACTCAGCTCTTCATCGCCAATCCTGCGAAGGGATGAAGCTAGACCGGACACGCCTCCCGCCAGCATCAGCGGCATGTTGTCCTTAGCCATTAAAAGCTTGTGTCTGTGCTGGTGTATTCAATTTTTACAGCAGCATTTGATCCGTCATCAAGCACAAGGAATGGAAGGTCAATTGTTGAAAGCTCACTGATTGAAGCAACCGGAGTTGATCCAGTGAATTTGACCTTTGGCATTGTTATGTGAAATGTCGGATAGTAGGAACCAGCAATTGCTGTTCCCATCACTGCTTTGAATTCAAGCTGGAACAAAGTTCCGTCCCGAAATTTCTCATAGTCACCCATTGAAGCGAATTCACCAGAGATGTTTCCTGTGTAGGAAGGCACTGAGCTTCTTTGTGGTTGTCCTTTAGCAGCTGAGCCTTTAAGGAAGCGACGATCAGTCTTCATTCCAAGGTCAGCGTCCAAACTAAATGAGGTATAAGTCCCTACTTCAGAGCTATCAACAAGAATCTTGCAGTCTGTATAGACAAACGGATCAGCTGAAGCTGGATAAGAGGGAGTAGCTAATGCTGTGCTGTTCTGCTCATTCTCTGAGTCATAGTTGAAAGTCATGCGGACTGGAGCTCCAAGATCAGCAGCTACAGACCATCCAGTCACAACCGAACCTTCATAAGTGAAGCTTTGAGTTGAACCGGCAGTGTCAGTCTTGCCAACTTGAACGGTATAAGAACCAGTAGGTCCAGTGTCGTTGGTTTCAAAAATTGATTTGTAAGCAGCTGTGCCACCCTGCTGAGCAGGAGCTGTGCTGCCTCCAAGAGCGTGCTGGAGAATTAACCCCATGCCCTTGTTGAGAATGTCTACTTCTATAGAACCAGAAGCTCCAAGTGAAACAGTGTCATGACGATCCGAACGGATAGTCTGCATGTCTTTTCGGAAGCCTACGGACTCTATGTATTCTATTTCTCGTTGAAATGTGTCAGCTTTAGCTTCAAAGGCACGAGTGGGAGCAACAGCTGTTCCCCACGAACTTTCAAGACCTAGCTGGACGACATTATCTAAAATGCTTGCCACGATTAAGCCTCCTGACTATCTGTGGATTTGGCAGAAACTGCCGGTTGGAAGTCTGGGTTATCTGCTAAAGATTCTGCATCTTCAACACATACCGAGACCGGAGTACCGTGAATGAACTCCACGACATGCTCCGATGGGAAGTGCATTACTACACCAGACATCCCGCCTTGATAGACGAGCTCTACTGATGCAGCTGATTTCTTAGGTGCCATTTAAGACAACCTCGCTTTCACGGTTAAATGGACTGTGGCAATAACACGAGCACCTTCAGTGCCCGCCTCCGCCGATGACATAGATATTCCTGCACACTCAACAAACATGAGACCACTGACGGACCCTGTTAGCTGCGGAGCGTCTGCAACAACATCTTCTACTGCTCCTGCGAGCTCTAAAGCTCTAGCTTCTGCTTCTTGATGGGTGGGTTTACTTTG